AATCGAAACCTGCCGTCAGCAAGGTCGCAACACCTTCACGTTCGTGGCCGACGCCGTCCGCGCTCACTTCGCCGGTCATACTACCGCTTCGCTACTCGCCGGGGGGTAAACGGTTACGGCGCAAACTGTCGGAAACGTCGTACTTGTCCGGTCGTTTTGTCCGTTTCAATGCCCCAATTGTTTTCATCATCATCTTCTTCTTCAAATAAACAATCCGTATTCATTTTTGATTGTGACTCGACTATAATACTCATAAGACCTCTTTTCTGTTTGTTCTTTAAGTTGGTCGTGAAGACTCCTAAGTTGCGATAACAACCCGCCGCAAGGCGGGTTGTTTCGTTTTCATTCGATCCCTTTCATTATTCTTGCAACCTTGATTGCCCTTGCTGCCCGTTGAAGGGTCTTTTCCGTGTAAAATTTATTGCGGCGGGATGCTTTGCCAATCACGTAATCCGGTTCCGGTACAAAATCATGGCTTTTCGCCCATACAATTTCATTCTCCGAAAGTCCAACGGACAATAAACCGTCCCATAAATGAAAGCAATCGCGGTTGATCTTTCTTCGATCCCCGAAAAATTCAATAATTTCGGCGGCTTGCTGTTGGGTCCATTCTAAGACGCGATGCTTGCCGCGTTGCGGGGTTGGAATGCTCCCCTTTGCAACATGCCAATCCATGACACAACGCGAAACCCCAACGTATTTTGCCAACGTGGTCACGTTCCAACGGTTGATCTTCTTTTCTTTCTCTTTCTTCAGTGTCTCCGCAATCTGCTTGACTTGCTCGGGGCGGTAATAGAGTCTTTCCCCATGCTGCAATGTTGGGGCGGGAATCGTCCCTTCCTCAATTGCGCCTCTGATCGTCGCCAAAGAAACGTCATATTCTCTCGCAACGGCTGACATGGTATATCCCAAGACCATTGTACCAACGCCATTCTTTCCGGGTTGGGGAATCCATTTCTTCCCTCTCATGTTTCGATTTTTCATAAGTTACCTCTCTTTCTTTCGTATAGTAGTAGTGCTACCAACGATTTTGAAAGCCATTCTATAATTTTTTGCATTTGCTGGATAGATATATTTGGAGGGAAAGAACATGACACCAGAAGAAATCAGCAGATACAACTTACTTGGCGCAATGATGAAAGCACGAAAGCGCGAAGAAGAGAGAATCCGAAAGAAGAAGGAAGAAGAGGCAAAGAAGCAACGGGAGGGGCAATGACACTATTAACCAAACGTTGTTGCGAGTGCAACGAAGTAAAAGACTTATGGGACTACAACAACAAGTCTTACCGATCCGATCCCGAGACGTGGATTTGTTCGGAGTGCGAATACAACAGTATGGAAGCCCAGATTGAACGACACGAAAGAAATAGAACGTTGAATCCGGTTGAAGACGAAACGGACCCGTCTTTACTCATTCAAGACATTGACCAGAGAAGGGCGCAATTGAGCAAGATCAAGGGGTTGATTGCTGATTGGGAATCCCGCAATGGAATTCTTTTAGGACAAGGGGGTACAAAATGACCAAAGAAGAAATAGTTGACGCAATTCATCAACGGACCAATACCGCTGCGTTTCAAATTGGTTGTATGCGGTTGGGCGAAATTCGCCAGCGACTTGAAACATTCATTTCGATCAATGTTCCATCGAAGAAAGAGCAAGCGTATTGGATGGATAACATTGAACGGTACATTATGGATGCAATCCGCGTAAGCTGTTGACGTTAGAGGCTTGAAACCCTTTGGGGCAATGCCCCAAAGGGTTTCTTGTTTGCCCCATACATACTTGTATGGATTTAGAGATTGCAACGCTAGAAGACATATCCGCCGAATTGGATCGAAGGGACGTTACCTTCTTCCTGGTAGCGAAAGAGAACCGCAACATTGATTGCGCCGCAACGCTTGCATATTCGCAACCGATCCCGGCAACAATGCTCTTGCTGGAAACATCTTGGCATTTCTTACGCCAGCTTGAAGACGCTACTTGACCCGTTCGATATACGCAACGTCATACCAGCAAAACGACATGGTACTAATTGCGCTGATCGTCGTACAAGAGATTTCGGAAAACAGCGTCACGGAGAAACAATCGTCTATTTCTATGATGGAAGTGCTACCAACGGAGTAAAAAGTAGACATGCAACAAGTTGCGCTCAAAAGATTTGGGAGACATACTTGCAAATCGCTAACGGCTGCAATATCCATGCACTCCCCGTCCGTAGTCACCGAAGCCCCGCGAACAAACTTTTCAACCAAATCAATCGTCCCGTTCTCTCCATCGCACAACGCCCAACCTTTCGGAATGTCGCCGGTTGCTCCACTCCAAAGTTTGACCGTTGAAATTCGGTCGTCCATATAGGACGTTACGCAAACCGGAATGTTGCCGATTGCGTCCGCATACCCGAGAATCGAGCTAACAAAGATTGCGGGATCGCCGCTTGTACTACGGGGCAAATAAACATTGAAAGACATTGCGGAAGCAACGCTTCCCCCGAGTCTGTCTGCAACTTCAACGCAACTTACTTTGGGATCGGTTGTATTTTCCCAATCCGCAACAGCTTTTGCCCATTTGATTTGTTGGGGGGAAACGTCGCGGCATAGTTCGTGGTACTCGTCTTGGCATGGCGAATACAAAGCAGTTACCCGACAACCAGAGACAACGCCGGGGGTCCGAAGGATAATGGAAACATTGGAACAAGTTGGAAGGTAGCCGTTCAAATGCCCGCCAAAACGAATATCGCTTGTATTGATCGTCCCGGTAAGAACGTTGCTTACAATGTTCGACATTGCAACCAATTCAATGAATTCTGCTTTGTGTATCCCTTCAACAATGACCCATCCCGCAACGCTTTGCAGCGTTGATGAATCTTCCGCGTACTTGTTTGACCATGCGGGAGCAATAACAACCATATCTCCAGCATTCCAACAACGCCCCAAAGGATCGGTTATCGTTACGCTGTCGCTGGTATCAGCCCATTTGTAGCAAAGACCGTTGATACAACTCGGGACGGGTGCGCTATTGTTGTACCAACAAATCTTTGCGGTTGTCGTTTGACAACCACTCCCCATCCCGTAAGAAAGCTTCGCAACCCGGAGTTGCGTTGCGCTCCAAATGATTTCCCATTTGCCGCGATTGTTCAACGCATAGACCCAATCCCCTGTTGAAAGGGGCGGGGCAATCTCCGCGTCCCCATTGCCGTCTCTGTGCGCGTTGGGATAAAACAAGGTAACGTCATTGTCCGAAGCAACCGCCGCAAATTTCGGAGAGTTGGCAACGGTTGGCGAACCGTCAACCATTGACCATTCAACGAAATGGGCTGTTGCCGTGAATTCATGTTCGTCCGCAACGTCTCGGGTCAAGTCGCTCGTCAATTCAAACAAGGCAATGTTTCGGGTTTCGGTCGGGGAAATAAAAACGCCGCCGCCGTTGCTCCGTACTTCGATTCCATTTTGCCCGCGAATGTTTCCAAGTCTCTTGATTTCGGATTGAATCTTGTTCAAGATTCGTGTCAATGCGTGGTCGTTGCTTTGATTTGGGATCGTTGGTTTGCCTATCATTCTTCCCCCTTACCCGGTAAATAGATTTGTGAAGGAAGCTGATTCGTATATGGGCGGGGTGGTTGCAACCCATGCTCCCGGCGCACCTCCCCCAACGTAACCAGTAGCGGGACGCCAAAGCTTGTTCCAACCATCGGGTCTTATCATAAACTTCAAATCCCTTGAAGCGTAATCGAATCCTTCGGACGTTTTCTTTTGCTCCCCGTTCATCGTAAGAAACAAAACTTGCCCCACCCCGAAGGAATCATCATTGGGAATCTTGAACGTGGCGGAATTGATCTTGCCAGCAAGAGAAGCGCAAGTTGACGTTTTCAGTTTGACCATTCTTCCGCACTTCAAAGAGACTTCAATACATGGAAGCCATTTTTGAATTGCAATATCTTCATCGGTCAACGGCTCGTTGTTGTCAGCCCATTTGAAATCGCCTTTGGGCAAAGCAACGCCTTCACAAGAGACGGAAACGGAAACCGTGAAAAGGTCTTCGGGGTCTGCTCCGTTGTTCTCTTGCTCTTCCGGCTTCGGGGTTTCGTAAGTTACATCAAGATAAACGTATCCGGGGGAACCGAAGACTTCCCCGACCGGCTTTACCTTCACGTCTTTAACCCGCAAATTCCATGAATACGGGTAAGAAGCTGGGGGCGTCCATACTCCCAACAAGGAAAATCCGCCAATCAATGCGTTCGCAACGGTGTACCGTTCCGAATCAAGGCATTTGTACCGAATCGTTGCGGAACAACTTTCCCTTGAAATGTTTTCGTCTAGTATGTTAATCAACTCTAATGCCAATCGTCCCCCTTACTCCGCTAGTTCCAAGTCGTCTTTGTCTGCAATCTTGGCAAGATGCCCCGTCATTTTCTTTTGTTCCGCAAGCTGCGCTTTTGCAAGCTGCTCTTGTTTCGTTTCCGCTGATTTCAAGACCGAAGTTTGCATTGCTTTCCAGACTTCAGCCGGGGAAGAAAATTTGCCCGTGTCGGATGATGATTTCTTCTTTTGTTTTTCGTCTTCGCGTTGCTGTCCCGCTTCGGTCAATTGAAGGTCAATCTTTTCAAGGTCTTTCTTCGCCTTCTCTTTTTGTTTGGGCATATCCGCAAAGGTCTTGTCCCATGCTTCCCGTTTCTGATCCAATTCCTTCAAGTATCCTTCCTTGTCTTCTCTCGCAACTTTCGTCAATGTCCCTTCTTCAAACTTCTTGTACTCGGGAAGGGTCTTCGTTTTCGCCGTGAATCCTTCCGACAATCCAACGAAACCTTCTTCAAAGCCCTTCTTGCCGCCCGACTTGATCCAAGCCCAAATGCCGGTAAAGACTCGTTTGGTATTTTCAAAGAGGTTTGAAAAGACCGTGGAAACATAGTTGACGCCATCGGAGAAAAGGTTGCCCAGGTTGTCCCATAGCCACTTCCCGATATTTACGATGTTATCGAAAGCCCAGCTTGCGCCGTCAAGCATCATGCCGAAACCTTCCATCACGGTTGCGCCCATGATTTTCCCTCTTGTCCCCAACGTCATAAAGAAAAATACCGTATTGGAAATCCAAGACCCGATTGTTTTGAAAACGTCTCCCATGAAAGAACCCATTGACCCAACGGCTTCCGCTGCTCCCGAAAACATGGATTCCGAAGTTGTCCCAAAGGAAACCGTTGCTTGAATCAAATTGTTGATCCATTGCAGCAACGGAGTAAGACCGGATGAAATCAAACCGCCCAACGATTCCATCAAATCGCCAGCCGTATTTTTCAGTTGTTCAAACGTTCCCGTTGTCGTTTCCGCTGCGTCAAACTGTTGTTGCATCCCCAACGCGGATTCCTGATTGATGATCCCGAGTCTTTCCGTTGCTCCCGAGACGCCTTGCAATGCTGGAATTGATTTCCCCAAACGCGATTCAATGCCAAGCATTTCTTTTGATACGCCCGTCATTGCGTCTTTAACGTCAATCCCGTAAGCTTTGGAAAGACCAACGGCGGCTTTCGCGGCTTCCATCGCTTGATCCGCCGTCAACCCCATTGCGATACCCGATTGCATGACCGGCAACATCGAATCCCCTTCAACAGCGGTTACAAGCTGGATTTGATCGGCAAGGGATTTCATCTTCCCCATATTTTCATCAACCGCCATGCCGTGGGATCGCAACGCGGCTTCTAGTCCCTTCTCCGCTGCTTCGGCTTCGGCAAATGCCTTGACCGACAACGCAATGGTTGCCGCGATACCAGCCCCGACCCCCAGCGCAACCAGACCGGAAGACATCATCCCGCCCGCCGATTTGGAGAATCCCGCAACCATTCCCTTTGCTTTTGCAAGACCCGTTTTCAACGGTCCCAAGTGCGCCCCGATTTCAACCGCTGCCGCGCCTATTGTTTCAAATGATGCCATTTATTTACCTCTCCCGTATTTAGTCCCCAGCGCAACAGAAAAGCAGCGTGGGCTATGCCCGCGCTGCTTTCTTCAACCCAAGACCCAACAAGTATTCATCCGTTACGTCTTCGCTTTGCTCTTCTTCCCCGAACAATTGAACGAATTGTTCAAACGTCATGTTGTCCAGTTGATCGGGAGCAATCCCTAGTTCAAGACCTTTTCGGTAGAATGCTCCGTAGTCAAGCCCTCTTCCGTCTTCTCTGGCGTTGCTTCTTCGTTTTTTTTTGTGATGATCCCCGAAAGGATCATCAACCGTTTGTACACGTCAAGCAAGTTGTTGGGGGTAATCAACTCTTCAACCGTGTCAAGGGTCAAGGCGGGGTAAGTATGCTTCAAGGACAGATAGACCCAATACGCAATCCCTTCCAACGTCTTTTCCAGCGTGGTTACTTCCGGGGATGATTCGTTTAAGTCCTTGCAATTGCATTCTTCAAGTAGTCTTCCCGATTCGCGGTCAAAGACTTCTTGCGGGATCGTCCCTTTCATGGATTGGAATTGCTCCCAACGTCGATACCTCGCCCATTTGACGAATTTCTTGTTATCGCCCAGCGTCAAGGGCGCAAGAACATACGTCTTGTTGTCGTTACCGCCAAACGTATTTTCCATCGTCCCCCTTACGCAAAAGTAATTGCGCCGCTAGATTTGAAATCGCATGAAATCGTTACAAGACCGGATTCCGCCTTCTTGATTTGAACCTTGGAAACCATTGCTTGAAATGAAAGAGACTTCGCGCCGATGTTGACCACCACGGCGGCAAGAGCGGTTGGATTGAATGGGGCGGGAAATGCTCCGCTACCCGCTAGGGTTGTGTCCCATGCTGCTTCAATGGAACCTTCCGCCCATACCTTACCGCCTTCAATTTGGGTTGGGTATGCAAGTGCGTCTCCTGAAATCGCAGTGTATTCAAGCTCTTCCTTGCTAATCGTAATGTCGCCGGAAGAGATTTCGTAATCTGTCCCGCCGATTGTAATTGTTCCCGAAGTGATGCCGGGGAGTTTTGTTGATGCCATTGATTGAACCTCACAAAAGTGGCTTTGTGAGTATTTAGGGGTTCAACCGGCGTTTTTCTGCAAGAGGTAAGAAAGCTGCAAGATTCCCTTGTAATCGTCTATCTCGTTGACGGTCAACCGTTGCTCCAAGACCGGCTTGCCCATGACAACCCGCCCGGTCGTCGTGAGAAGCTTTGATAAATAACAGTCTTCCAGCGCATCGAGAACCGACAAGACTTCAGACCGGGAATCGGCAAAGACGTTGAATTGAACCAATACGGATTCAACGCGGTAAAGCTGGTCAAAGCAAGTGGAAACAACGTCGCCCCATGTTTCCGTTACAACGATATACGGTCTGCCCGCGTTGGTTAGGTCTTGATCGGCGCAAAGCTTGTCCACCCCGACCAATGCCCGTAATGCAACGGCTTCCGCTTCGGTCCCGTTGTCGTAATGGTCAACGATTGCTTCAATTAAATCCATCAAGATACCTCTTCAGAAACGTCTATACGGAAGACCCGACCACGGGAGCAAAGATCGGCTTTGCCCATGACCCGGTAATTGATCCCGTCAAATTCAATCCGGTCTTTGACGTTGATCCCGTCAAAGATCGTCTTGGAAACAAGGAAGCAACTCGCCTTCAACTTCTCTTCCCGCTGCAAATAGATTTCTATTACTTCCGAAGTCGGGGATTGCCAGTTGCAAGGAAGGTCTTCGTTGGTCGGATGGGTTGGGTACGATGCAACCCGCGCCCCAGCTTCCTTTGTGAAGGTTGCCGCGTAATGGTTGCAAGTATGGATCATCAACGATTTTGGTTGCCGCATGGGTTACGCCCTCCGATCCCGGTATTGGGATAAAATGCGTTTGTCATTCATGGGGAGCGTATCCACGGGCGCAAGGGAATACGAATACCCGCCCAACGATTCCGATTGAATCCGCCCCTCTGGTCCGTTGAAGGAAGCAACAACAAGATTTGCCGTTGCTTGTTTAATGTCTTCGGGTACGTCTTCAAACCCGCCCATATAGACAACGCGGACCCGTTGACCACGATTCAACCAAAGGTCAAGAACCCCGGTTCTGTAATCGAAGTTGAAGACCCCTTGATAATCGTCCCAATTCCAAAGGGTGTTTTCTGTCTTGGCGTTGCCGTGTTGCTGGGGGAGAAGATCGGAAGAGGGATAGTTGCCGTATCCCGTTGCAACCGATCCCGTCCAACCGTGGCCCAGGGCGACGATTGCGCTTGCAAGAGCGGTTAGGGTCGGGTATGCCGCAAAGGTCAACGTATGCGTTGACCGCAACCCGCCGCTATAATCCGTTAGGATCAAGCTGGAATCGGTCGTTGCAAAGCTGGCGTTGGTAACGCTGCTTGAATTGTTTTCAACGGTCAACCAACTGCCCGTTGGTACGCAAATGCGGGTAACATGCGAAATGGGAGGGTGTTCAATTACAACCGTCCCGTCTTGCATTACGGTATAAATGCGGTCATGTTCCATTTGCGAGAATTGCCGCCCGCAAAACTTTTCAACGAATTCAACGGCGGCGTCAATCAACGTTTGGATCGTTTCCGCGTCTTCATCGGTTGCATTCAAGGAATGAAAATACTTCGATTGGTAGTCAAGCCAACAACTCATTTGTACCCCAGATAATTAGCCTTGTGTCTTTCCCGTTTGGTAACGGTCTGTTGTCCCCGAGTTGCCGTAATCGCAACAAGGTATTCCCCACTGCATTCCAACCCGCTGGTCATTGCGGCGGTAATGCTGCCCGAATAGTTCCCGTCCGTCCCGTCAAGGTATGCGAAAGAGAAGCTTTGCAACTCCGTACCGTTCAAATCTTGCAACGATCCCGTCAAGGTTGCATCGTTGACGTAATCCCCGGTAACAGCGTCTTGCAAACCTTCCCATAAAAACATTGTGTCACTGTCCAAATAAATCATTTGTTCCCCCGCAATATCCGGTTGATTTCTTCATCTTGCGTCTTCTCTTTGGTAAATTCTCCCGATGGGGCGTACTTGCGGACGGGATCGGGGTCAAAGGATTCCTTGAAGACGTTGTTGGAAATAAAAATACAATGATCCGTTTCAATGTTCCGGTCCCGATACCGGGTCTGTTGCTTGTCCAGATACCGGCGTACCGCCCTGGTTCTCAATTTCAACTCGGGTTTGACGATTTCATATTCTTCGCTCATGTTGTTATTTATGCCGCCGCGCATAAGAAAACCCGTTGACCGCAAACGCGGTCAACGGGTTCTTTGTTTAACCTAGCATCGTTTTGCCTAAGCAAGACGATCCGGGCATTGCCAGTCACGAAGCGCGGTCGTCAAGCTGAACAAACGGGCTAACCGTATCGCTTGCATTCTGCAAGTAGATCGGGGCTGTTAGTTGCGGCTTGCCGTCAACCCGGAATTTCATACGGTAGGTTACAAGGTCGCTTGTAAAACCAACGTGTTCCGAAGCATCAACGGTAACATCGGTATTCAGACCGAAAGCGTAATAACGCAAGTCGGCTAGAACAACGTCGCCCGCCGTGCCAACGCTCGGGAGCGATTCGCACGCGACGATAGGAAGACCCAAGAAGGTCAAGACGGGTTTCCCGTTGACCCCATCGGGCAACCAGACCAAATGGTTGCTATTGCCCAGCAATGGGAATTTCGCCATTGCCAGAGGGTTGATAAACCATGCTGCATTCTTCGTTGAACCCGGAGTCAAGCGGGAATACATCTTGGCAAGGTCCGCCAAAGTAATATCGCTTGCCGTAGCGCGGGCAATCTTGATCGTTGCCGCGTGGTCAATGATGCCGGTTAGCTCGTCGCTTCCCGATCCGTTAAAGATATTCCAATCAACCCATTGAACGGCGGCATTCTTGAAGCCGTCCGAAATGATTGATTGTACACTCAAGGGGCTGTCAGAAAGCAACTCGCTTGTTACCTGCGCGGTTGCTAGAACCTTTTGCGCGGTCAAGACAACTTGCTTGAATGCCGGGGCGGTATTCGCTGCCGGGGCGGAACCTTCCGCAACAACTCCGATGGAAACGCCGCCGTAAAATGCGGACGATCCGTTTGCCGGGGTAACGGTCTGGTCTAATGCCGGGAGGTTCAAGACCTTTCCTTGCATCGGACGGACGTTGATACGGCTTGGGTATGCTGCCCCTTCGTATCCTTCAACCCGCAATAGTTCTTTTGCTTGTTCGGTTGGAACAAGGAAGCCGCCAGCGGTTGTGGTGGTTTCATTGCTGGTTACAACGTCTTTCTTGCCGTATTTGTTGGCAAGCGTGTTGTATGCCTTCTCGCGTACCCGACTATCTTTGCTTGCGGTCTTGCCGACTAGAACAAAGAAGTTGTTTTCGGGGTTGTCGTCGTCGTGTCTCGCAACAGCGGGAACCTTGACGTTGACGTTGCGGAGAGATTTGGACAACTCTTCAACAATCTTGTTGTCCCGGTCTGCAATTGCCTTTTCAAATTTGTCGAAAAGCTTGTCGGTTGGGGCTTCAACGACTTCGCAAAGACCAGCAGCAACCCATTTGTCAGCAGTTGCCGAATCAATTTCGTATGTTTCGCCCTCTTGATTTTCGCCCACGGTCGTGAGCATTGTTACAAAAACTGTATCCATGAAAGAATACCTCCAATAAAAAAAATGTTTGGGGTATTCGTTGTGTCTCCGATTCAAAGAAGCCGTTGAAGATCGTTGACCGTCTTCAATCGGGAGTGAATCTAACCAATCAAATGCCGTGAGTATCTATGGCGGTTGGATTGAAAAATAAAAAACCCGTTGACCCTTGCGGGACAACGGGGTTGCGTGAGAGATTTTAGGTGGGATTTCCTCTCGCATGATTATTTATGCACGTCGCAACAAAAACAAAACCCGCATTGCCACAAGCAATGCGGGTTTGTCTTAGAAAAAGAACGTGTGTTGCTAAACTTAGGTTCTAAAATAATGGAGTAAGTGAAAGCAAGAAACCTTTTCCCGCGTTGCGGGAAAAGGTTTCCGGGTCAAAAAGGTCGGTACGGATTTAGAAAGGTGGACCTTTTACGCTTTGCCCGTCAAACGGGCAATGATTTCATCAACTGAAAGACGATCCTTCATCATGCTATCTAGTCTTTGTTCAATGCTCTTCAAGGATCGGGAGTAACGGGGCTGGGAAACTTCCTTTACGGCAAGATTTTCTTCGGGATTACATGCAACTTCAACATTTTCTTCCGTTTGCCGTCTATCTTCTTCATCCCATTGGCAACAAAAAGCGCGGGGTTCCCATGCCTTCCCGAGAAATTGCCGCGTCTCGGGGGCGCACTTCGCAACCGCCATTGCCAAGCAATCAGGATTGCAGGGGATCGGGACAACGGAGAATTCCAGCAACTCCCATTGACGGACAACCCGCCTTGCGGATTTCCAATCGGGTCTTTCTTCTAGTTCTTTGGTTGTCGGCGGGGAGGATTCCGAATCAAGGAAGCCGATACTATGCGCCCGCAAGACCCCATCTTGCATCAAGCCGAAAACATCGCGGGCAAGTTGGGTCTTGTCGCTGATTCGGTATTTGGCAATCAATTTGTTCTTATCGGACTTGATCCATAGCGCGTTGCCTATCGGCAAGGAATTGGAATCATGCCCGTATAGAACAATTGGATTGCCGCCGTATTGCTTGCGTTGCAAACCCGAAGGCAAGACAACTTCCCCGTCCCGGTCAACCGTGTCGGTTGAAATCACGGCGACAACTTCTCGGGATTCGGGGTCAATCTGTAAATCGCTTTCAAAAGTCTTCGTATTCATAAACGTATTTATCCTTCTTCAAATCTTCTTTCCAAGCAGAATGCGGCGGGTTACTGGGGAGCGTTCTTTCAAGGTTGCTTCCAAAAATTCGCGGGGTTCCATCTTGTTTGTACCCATTTCCAGATACCGCCCATAAATCTTGTTGGTCCCGATCCGTGCAACCAATGCGTCCGCGTCAACAACATTGGCAATGGATCGTCGCAACTCCCCGGTTACAAGGTGGGGCGGCTCGCCAGGATCGGACGGGGGCGGGGATTTGGTCCCCAGTTTCTTTTTAATTTCGTTTTGAAGGTCAATTGCCGCCCGTTTCAATCGGTTGGATTCTTCCTTCTTGACCCTTTCGTAATACTTTTCCCCGTACCATGAAAAACTCATGCCACCCCCACGACGTTTTCAAGTGCCGCAACCCGCTTTTCTAGTTTGGCAATACGGTCTTCAAGTTGATCTTCAAACCGCTGCAAACGGTCGTTGATTTGTTTCAACATGGTCAATATCTGGTCAAGCTGTTTTTCTTCCATTACTCGCCTTCCTTTGTGTCAATCAAGACTTCTTCTAGGGCGCATTGGCAACCGGGATGAATCGGCGGGGCGTTCTTTGTTTGATACGCTTCGGGGGCTTTATCGTCGGTATAATAAATGTCGCCAAGTGCAACCTCTTCTTCGGCTAGGCTTACGCATAGTTCGCAAGCATCGGTTGACGGTAAAAGCTTCGTACCCGAGACAACCCCGCTATCTCTTGCGGCTTGCAACTGCGCTTCATGGTGGGATCGGGAAGCTTCGGATTGTGCAATCAATTCCGCCCGATCATCGCTTGCGTTGGTAAAGACCGATTGAACCCGGTCAACCAACTCTGTCATACGATCCCCGGCAACCAACCCTTCTTCCAACTCGTTGCGCAACTTGGAAAGGGCTTCGTTTAGGTTGTACGTTGTCGTTGCGTTTGTCTCTTTGCAGAATTGCAACGCCAGTTTCCGTATCTGCTCTGTGTCCGGTCACGGGAGAC